TTCAACTCGTTCTGGTACGTTGCAACTAACTGAGGACTCACGCGGATTACTAGCCCAAGCACAACTGCCAGACACGACTGCCGGGCGCGATCTATCTGTGCTTATGAAGCGTGGCGATGTTTCCTCTATGTCATTTGGTTTCAGCGTTCCACCAAAGGGTGACTCTTGGAGTCAAGACGGCGCAACTCGTGAACTGCATCAAGTACGTCTGCATGAGGTTTCCATTGTTACTGGATTCCCTGCCTATGAAGCCACAACTGCAAGCGTTCGTTCATTGAACATTCTGGCAGAACGTACCGCCGTAGATGTAGACACACTAAGCGATGCGATCTTAAAGCTAGAAGCAGGCGAAACCCTAGACGATGCACACGCAGACCTAATTACTGAAGTTGTTTCTAAACTACGCGCAGACCAACCTAAGTCAGTAGACCTACTAGAGATCAAGCGCAAGCAACTTGACCTAATGCTCAAAGCGTTCTAATCTAAATTCAAAGAACAGGCTCAGATGTGGGGAAGCATCTGGGTCTGTTTTTATTTGTGCCATAATTAGATAAGCATTATGCGGAGCCGCTATTGCGCAACTGTCGTGGAGCCACGCAGAAACTGTAAGACCCAAACCAATCTAAGACTTTAGGAGTCCACTTATGTCTGAATACATTCAGCAACAGGCGGAAGCTCGTGCAAAGGCTTGGGAAGAAGCAAAGGCTCTTCTCGACTCAGCAGCAGCTGAAAAGCGCGATCTATCCGGCGAAGAAAACCAAACCTATGACCGCATCATGGCAGACCTTGATCAGCGTTCAGCAGTAATCGAAACCATGAACGCCCAAGCAGATCGTGAAAACCGCGCTGCCGAAGCCATGAAGGGTTTTGAAACACAAGTTAAGCCAGCCGTTACTGTCCCAGCAATTGACGAAGCTGAACTTATCCGTTCCCTAGCTCGTGGCGAAATCCGTTCTCATTCATTTGAGAAGCGCGATGTAACCAAGGGTTCAACAGGCGCACCAGTACCGACCTCTTTCTACGATCAGGTTCTTTTGCTTGCACGTCACATTGGCCCAATGCTAGAAACATCAACCGTACTTAACACCGCAGGTGGCGAGAACCTTCAGATTCCATCATTGAGTGCATACTCAACTGGAACTGTAACTTCCGAAGCCGCATCATTTGGCGAAAGCGATCCAACCTTTAACGCATTCAAGACTCTTGGTGCATACAAGTTTGGTTTCCTAACCCAGATCAGTCGTGAAATGGTTGAAGATTCAGGCGTGGATATCCTTGGATTCCTTGCAACCCAGACAGGTAACGCACTTGGCTTTGCAGTCAATGGCGCACTAACAACTGGAACTGGAACCGTTCAACCAACAGGTATCGTTACTGCATCCGCAGCTGGCGTTACTGGTTCAACAGCAGTATCTGGTGCATTCACCGCAGACAACCTAATTGACTTGGTTTACAGCGTTGATACCGCAGGTCGTACCCTTCCGGGAACGGGATTCCAGATGAACTCTAAGAGTATTGCGGCAGTCAGGAAATTGAAAGATACCGCAGGTAACTATGTATTCTCACCAGCACTATCCGGTGACAAGCGTGACCTACTTCTTGGTTACGAAATCTACGAAAACCCAGCAATGGCAGACCCAGCAACTTCAGCTAAGTCTGTTATCTTTGGGCATCTTCCAAGTTACTACGTTCGTCAGGTTGGCGGTTTGCGTCTAGATCGTTCGGATGACTTTGCCTTCCAAAACGATTTAATTACGTTCCGTGCGACCATGCGGATTGACGGTAATTTAATCCAGACAAGCCATGTCAAGCACTTCGCAGGTGGCGCAAGCTAGTAACACCTTAAACCGTAGAACCCACCGGGAGCGCAGGCCTTGGTGGGTTCTACTTTTATTTGGGCAGGATTTAAGATAAGTTTCTACTATCTACAAACAAAGGATTACCTGTGCAAGATTCTTTATGTATCGGTTGGGTTTCTAACTCTCCGTGGGCTACTACTGGTTACGGACAACAAACGGCTCAAGTAACTAGCCGCATGAAAGCAATGGGCAATAACGTAGCAATCTTTAATAACTACGGGCTAGAAGGTTCAAACACCGACTGGAACGGCATACCTGTTTATCAGCGTGGCGCAGACTTGTATTCAAATGATGTTGTGCCTGCGCATATGTTTAATTGGACTGAGCGCAACCCTAAGCAGAATCACATTCTTATTACTCTCTATGACACTTGGGTTTTAAAAGGCCCTAGATGGGCAGACTGGAACGTTGCTAGTTGGGTTCCAATAGATCACTTACCAGCACCGCCATTAGTTGCTAAGTGGTGCAGGCAACCGTTCGTGACACCGATAGCCATGAGTGAGTACGGAAAAGAAATGTTAGAGAACGTGGGCATTGAATCTCTTTACATACCGCACGCGATTGAATCAACCTTCAAGCCAATGAAACGTCATAAGGGGATTACTGGCAGGAACTACATTGGCGTAGCTGAAGATAAGTTTGTTGTTGGAATGAACGCCGCTAATAAAGGCGTAAGCCCTAACAGGAAAGCATTTGGCGAGAACATTCTTGCATTCTCAATGTTCGCGCAGATGCACGATGACGTAGTTCTTTATCTGCATACAGATGCAAGCGGTTCACTTGGCGGCATCAAGTTGCAGCAACTCATTCTTTCTTGTGGCATAAAAGAACACCAGTACGCATTTGTTGATCAATACGTTCTTAGGAACGGAATCAGTCAGGAAACACTTGCAACGATCTATACCGCAATGGATGTTCTGCTTGCGACTTCCTACGGTGAAGGCTTTGGCATTCCGACTATCGAAGCGCAGGCGTGTGGCACTCCAGTAATCGTTTCTGAGTTCGCAGCTTCAACTGAACTTATGGGTGACGGGTGGCTTGTTGAAGGTCAGCCGTTATGGGATGCACCGCAATCTAGTTGGTTCAACACTCCTAGAGTCCCCGGCATAGTAGATGCACTTGAGCAGGCTTATCAGCGTGGTCGTGGTCGTTCTGAAAAGGCGGTTGAGTTTGCTAGTGGGTACAACGCTGATTCTGTGTTTAACAAATACTGGAAACCTGCTTTACGGGTTTTGGGGGCAAAAGGCACAGAACGACCTACGCCATGAAAATAGGTTGGTACACACATCACACCCAAAACAGTACAAACGTGGCTCAGGCTTCGTCTGAGAGCGTTTCAGGACTATTCACGGGGCAGTTTGCAGGTGGCGCAGAAATGTCAGACTATGAATACCAACTGCAAGCACCTTTGGGTTTTGATATACAAATTGTCACGCCATACACATTCGATACACACGACATACACCAGTTTGATTCCGTAGTTGTAACTGGCACAGATGCGTTCTCAGATCAGCAGTTGTTCAGACTTTCAGAGTATGAGCCGTTCGTGTTTGTTCATCACTTACAGACACCACGCGCAGGACTTCAAGCCTTGATTGCTGGCAGTCGGTTATTCGTAACTCATACCCCAGCACACATGGCTAGGGAACTTTCATGGGCTAAGCCACGCAAGACCGCGCAGGTTCTCAGCTACTTCGACACCAGCAAGTGCCACGATCACATGGATAAGCAACCCTTTGCATTATGGGCAGCGCGTGAACATCCACTTAAAGGAAAACTCAGCGCGGAACTTTGGGCAGCGCAGGCAGGCTACGAGTTCAAGGCACTAACGAATGTTTCACGTGAAACAGTTCTAGATGCGATGGCAAGATGTGAATGGTTTGTGCATTTGCCTTTAGCGTTTGAATCAGAATGCAGGGCAGTTATGGAAGCTGTGTTATCAGGTTGCAAAATCCACACTAACGATAATGTGGGGATTACTAGCATCGAAGATTGGCAGGATGCAGATTACTTACGGCACATGATTGACAAGGCAGGTAGTACGTTTTGGAATCTCGTACAACAGTAGGCGTAGTTGGTATCTGTCATGGATACCCAGAAGACATAAGTGGCTGGCTTGAATCTGTTAGGGCATTAAACCGCAAACCCGACAAAGTGGTTTTAGTTCTTAGTATTGAAATAGATAAATCAGTATTTGATTTAGATGGTATTACTGTTGTTGGTTGGTTTGATAACTTTGCTTTCAGCGACATGATGAACCTAGCCTTTCAACATTGCAATACCGACTGGGTTTCTTGGATTGGGATTGATGATAGATACCGACCACACGCCTTAGATCAACTAGACACTTGTGAAGCCGATGTTCTAGCTTTAGGTTTCCAATACGACACGGGGCAAATCTGGACACCTGCAAACGTAACGGCTGAACAGATACTTAGTCTGCACGCCAACATGATTCCTTGCGGCTCACCTGTCAGGCGATGGCTTTGGAAACGTAACCCGTTTGATCAAAGAATTGCGCCATACGATGACTGGTGCTTTTGGGTAGGAACGGCAGTCTCAGGTGCTAAGTATGCAAGCACTCTAAACATAGATGTTGATTATGCTTATGCAGGTCACACAGTTCCAAGTGACTCACTAGCGCGTGCGACAGTTGCGCAATATTTACAAGACCAGTTGGCATTATAGAATAAGTAAAGACTTTAGGAGTTCCATTGGCGATTACTCAGGGATATTGCACGCTTGCACAAATTAAAGCCGCAGCTCGGATTAGTGACAGCGTAGACGACACGTTATTAGAAATGGCTGTTGAATCGGCATCACGCGCTATTGACGGTCATGCCGGTAGATACTTCTATTCTGCTGGAACTGCTACCCGTTACTACGCAGCAGATGATTCTTTCATTGTGCAGATAGATGACGTGTCTAGCACCGCGCTTACTTTGCAAACTTCTTCAGGTGGTGACGGTGTATTTGATACCACGTTTGCCGTTGAGGATTATCAGCTAGAACCACTTAACGGAAACGTAGATGGTCTTGCTGTTCCATACACTCGCATTCGCGCCGTTGAGAACTTCTTGTTTCCAGTAGAAGCAGAACAAGCATTGGTGAAACTAACCGCCGTATTCGGTTGGCCTTCTGTGCCAACCCCAATTACTCAAGCGTGCATCATTCAGGCAAGCCGTATCTTTAAGCGTTTAGATTCACCATTGGGCATCGCTGGATTTGGTGACATGGGCGCAATGCGCGTTAGCCGTTACCTTGACCCAGACGTTGAGCAGCTTGTTGCGCCGTATCGCAGACTCAGAGGTTTTGCCTAATGGCTTCTATCTCGACGTTGCGCACGGGTATCAAGAACAACCTTGCCACGATCACGGGGCTAAGGACTTCTAGCTTTCAGCCCGACACCATCAATCCACCCATTGCAATAGTCTTTCCTGTTTCGGTTAATTACGATGAAACCTTTAACAGGGGAATGCAGACTTATACGTTTGCGGTTCAGGTAATAGTGGGCAGAGTTTCCGAGCGCACTGGTCAAAACTCTCTAGATGCCTTCTGTGCAAGCACAGGTGCGAGCAGTATTAAACTTGCAATAGAATCAGATAAGACACTTGGCGGCAATGCGTTCGATCTCAGAGTTACCGATATGCGTAACTATGGGGAACTACTTGTCGGTGAGGTAAACTATTTATCGGCAGAGTTCGTCGTTCTCTGTTACGCAGACTAGGAGCAAACCAGCATGGCGAAATTCGCAGCTACTGACTACAAGGTGACGATCAACGGAACCAACCTATCCACCAATCTTAATAGCGTTGAACTCGCTTTAGAATCCGATGACTTGGAAACAACTGCCTTCGGCACAACTTTCCGGGAGCGTATCGGCGGCCTTAAATCGGGTTCTCTAACGCTTCAGTTCATGCAGGACTTCGCAGCATCTTCAGTTGATGCCACGCTGTTCCCGCTTTACAACACACTTGCAACAGTGGTAATTCTTCCAACATCTTCAACTGTTTCGGCAACCAACCCTTCTTACACCGCAGTTTGCTTAGTGAACTCATACTCACCATTTGCTTCAAGCGTTGGTGACATTGCCACTTTTAGCATTACGCTTCCAACAAGTGGAACTGTAACTCGGGCAACCAGCTAACATGAAGATCAACCTGCGCGTTACTTTTAATGACGAAACAGTAGAAGAAGTATCTGCTACGGCGCGTGACCTTGTTGCATTTGAGGACAAGTTTACAAAATCGGTTGCTTCACTTGAAACTGATTTCCGCATCACTGATCTACTATGGCTCGCATGGCATTGGTTAGAACGTAAGGGTAAGACAAAACTTACCTTTGAAGACTGGTGCGATGAAGTTGAGACAATCGAAGCGAGTGAAGACAGCCCAAAATAACTGGGTTGGGTGACTCATCCCAACATTGGTATTTGGCTTATCTTGCGTGTGAGACTGGCATTGCTCCGTCAGTTTTACTTCAAGAGTCTGAGCGTATGCTTTTCACTATGAGTATGTATCTGCGCTGGCGAAATAGTCAGGGGTCATAATGGCAACATCTAGGGTAACTGGCGTTGCTGACACCGTAAAAGTACTCAGTAAGTTGAATAAAGAAATTGTTAATAAAGCCCGTAGCGATTTAAGAACAGGCGCACAGCCCGTTGCGAATGCTATCAAATCCAACATTCCTACTGAAGCACCACTACGGGGCATGATTCACAATGGTCGCACGAGATGGCAACCAGCAGGTATATCTGCAAAAGTCAAAACAAACTTTACCAAGAAAGCACAACGCAACGAAACATCCTTAGTTTCCATTGTTGTTGGTGCTAAGGGCAAAAACGCAACTGGAGCTGCTTCATTCCAAATTGCAGATATGTCGGGCAGAAAAAGTACGTCTGGAAGATCAGGCGTTATTAAGCCTTACGCCTACAAGGGTGGCACTCGCACCCATAGAAACAACGGTCAAGGTCGCGCAATGATTCGCGCATTAAACGCAAGAGGTCTGGCTTCTCGTTATGTTTATCCTGCTGCCGAACGAGAAATTCCTTACATCATAAATCAAGTTGAAGGTACAATTAAGGGATTAAGCACCTCACTAAACAATGAATTAAAAAGGGTCAGGTAAATCATGGCAATTATTGTTCCGATTACCACGACATTTGACCCCAAAGGTTTAGACAAAGCAATAGCAGCAGTAAAGGCTGCTGATGGTGGATTTAATAAACTAAGCACAAGTGCCAATATCCTCTCAGCTAGTTTGGTAAACACTGGGCGATCCATAACAAGAAACGTAACTGTTCCTCTTGTAGCTCTAACTGTTGTTGTAAATAAAACAATTACAGATGCATCTAATTTGCAAGAAGCACAAGCTAAAGTAACCGCAGTATTTGGAGATCAAGCAAAAGGAATCTTAGCCTGGAGTAAAACCACTTCTTCTGCTATCGGTATCTCAAGCAGATCAGCCCTAGATGCTGTCGGTACATACGGTAACTTGTTCCAAGCCTTTGGTATAACCAGAGTTGAATCTGCCAAAATGTCAAAGACATTAGTAGAACTGGCTGCTGACATAGCTTCCTTCAGCAACGTACCCATTCAAGAAGTTATTGATGCCTTGCGTTCTGGTTTGTCTGGTGAAACGGAACCACTCAAACGTCACGGTGTCGCTTTAACTGAGGACAGACTCAAAATAGAAGCAAGAAATCTTGCTATCTATGACGGTGTTGGTGCGCTAAACGCTAGTCAAAAAGCGGAAGCCGCCTTTGCTTTAATTATGCGTGACACGGCACTTGCTCAGGGTGACGTAGCCCGTACTGCTGGCGGTCTTGCAAATCAAAAGAAATTCTTAGCGGCACAAGTTGAGGATTTATCTGGAACTTTTGGCGCGGTACTGCTGCCAGTAATGGTAAACGTGGTTGGTGTTATTCGTAATCAAGTACTGCCAAACATTCAAAAGTTTATTGAAGCCTTCAAGACTCTTTCACCTAATGCCATTGTTACTGGAATACAGATTGGTTTCTTTGCTGCTGCACTCGGCCCGGCAATGATCGCCGTTGGTTACATGATCAAACTGGTTATGGGTCTTGCAGCGGCATTTCAATTTTTAATAAAACGTGTAGTTTTTATTCCTACTGTTCTTTTGTTAATAGTTGCTGCATTTGTTAAAGGCTCTGATGCTTCAATGTCTTGGGGCGATGCAATATTTAAGGTTGTTCGAGGAGTTGTCATTGCGTTTGTCCAAGTTGGAAACGCCGTATCATTTGCTATCAATCTGCTCATTAAGGGATACAACAAATTTCAAGGCATCTTAAATAGTGGCGTTACTATCCAAGAAGTTGGAAACTTAGACTTTCTGATTAAAGGTGTAGATAGTGCGCGTGTCGCGTATGGCAATTTCAGTAGTAAATTAAAAGAAGAACAAGATAATCTTTCCGCGATTGCAGAAGAAGCTAAAGCTCTTGCAGCAGCTGTTGATGCTCCCGGGCCTCAATCAGTTGGTGGCGCAAGTAAAGCAGCAACAGAAAAAATCCAACTATTTACTAAGGCGTTGTCTGAGGCAAACCAAGTACTAGCTGATGGCAAACAGAAGTTCCGTGATTTTGCAAGTTCCGTAACCAGTTCAATTACTGGAGTTATAGATTTCACTACTGCGGCATCTAGCGAGACTGGATCATTCCTAGAGAACCTTATTCTTCAAGCTACTAAGGCACAAGACTTTGGAACTAAAGTAAGAACCCTTTTGTCAATGGGTTTATCTGAAACAGCCATTGGTCAAGTACTTGCAGCAGGCGCAGACGTTGGCACAAAGATAGCTGATGAGATTATTGCAGGTGGCGCAACTGTTGTAGATCAGGTGAACACCCTTATCACCGCAACTCAGTCCGTAGCAGAAGAACTTGGTCAGTCGGCTGCCACTCAGTTCTATCAGGCAGGCATAACAGCGGGTCAAGCACTCGTTGATGGTGTTCGTGCTGCTATCGCTGCGGCTGGATTTAGTATTGGTGCAGATGGAAACATAATCAATCCAGTTGCAGAACAAGCAGCGTCAGCCGTCACGGGAACACCTAAAGAATCTAATAAGAAAAAACCAACTGCTTTTAAGACTCCAGCCAAAACATCTACAAATCAAGGCGTGCTGAACAAGATAGCAAGAATGCCAATGATGGCGGCTGGCGGCATTGTCACGAGACCGACAATAGCGATGATCGGTGAAGCCGGGCCTGAAGCAGTTGTACCTTTATCAGGTCGCAACGCTGGCATGGGCAACACCTACAACATAAACGTAAACGCTGGCATGGGTACTAACGGCGCACAAGTTGGCAAAGAAATTGTTGATGCAATTAAGCGGTTCGAGAAAACCTCCGGGCCTGTATTTGCGAGCGCATAAATGAGTGTTCCAGCCACAACAGTAGAACTTGGTTTTGATTTACTAGGTGGCCCATTCTTCTTACTAGATGACCCTGTTGCAGGTGTCTTAGATAATACCGAGTATCTGTTGCAAGGTACTTTGTTTTATGACGTATCTGCTTTCGTTCGTTCTGTTTCAGTAAGGCGTGGCAAGTCAAGGCAGTTAGATAAATTTACGGCTGGTATTGCAAGTGTTGAGTTCAACAACAATCAAAGAACCTTCGACCCTGAAAATACTTCTAGTCCTTACTACGGGCAAGTTATCCCTAAGCGCACAATCAAAGTCTCAACAGGTGGGTCTGCGGTTTTCTACGGCGTAGTGGATGACTGGAATTTGAACTACGACTTGTCGGGTTTATCTACGACAAACGCTGACTGCGTAGATGGTTTCACGTTACTAGCTCAACGCGCTTTGTCTGCTCATACTGCCACCTCAGAACTAACAGGTGCAAGAATTGGCAACGTTCTAGACAGAGGTGAAGTTGATTGGCCTGCAACGTTGCGCGACATAGATACGGGTTCTGAGTTACTTCAGGCAGATGTAGTTGAAGACGGTGTAAATGCGCTTGAGTATTTGCAGTTGGTAAATAGTTCAGAGCCGGGTTCAATCTTTATTTCTAAAGATGGCAAGTTTGTTTTCAAGGATAGAACCGTTGCCCCAATTTCTGGTGGACAGGTTGTGTTTGCAGATGACGGCTCAGGCGTTAAGTTCAGCGATGTAAACGTTGTCTATGGTTCAGAACTGCTTTACAACTACATTCAAATTGAACGCGCTGGCGGTGGAACTGCTATTGCTCAAGATGCAGATTCGATTAGCACCTATGGACAACAAGCCTTGATTCAATCTGGGCTGTTATTAGATACTGATGCGGATGCTGAAGAATTAGCATCTTACTTACTAGGCAAATTCTCTGAGCCTGAATACCGCTTTGAAACTCTAGCTGTTCAACTAGAAGCACTAAGTTCCGCAGATGAGATCAAGGTCTTGGGAATTGAAATTGGTGACGTGTGCCAGATCAAATTCACACCTAACCAAATCGGGACTCAGATAGATAAATTTGCAACTGTAATTAAGATTGAGCATGACATCAGACCTGCTCAACACCGTGTTGTCTTTGGCTTTGAAACTCTTGATTATGCTAGCCTTGTGTTGGATGACCTTGAGTTTGGTATTCTTGACATAAACCAGTTAGGGCTTTAGGAGCATAATGGCATTACAAACCTTTACATCGGGTCAGGTCTTAACGGCTGCCCAAGTCAATGCCCTACAAGCTAACGATTACAACCAGACAGTAAGTACGAAAACTGCTTCATACGTTCTTGTTGCTGCCGATAAAGGCACACGAGTTGAGATGAACTCAGCAAGTGCGACAACGATCACAGTTAATACAAGTTTGTTTTCTGCTGGTGACACTCTGTTTATCCAGAACATTGGCGCAGGTATTTGCACGATTACGGCAGGAACAGCAACAGTTTCAACTACTGGCTCATTAGCCTTAGCGCAAAATGGTGGCGGTACTTTATACTTTACTTCAGCAGGTGTTTCCATTTTTTTCACAGGTGGAGGCGGAGCATCAGCGGTAGATGATGAAAATAACATAATAGCCAATCAGGTTTTCGGATAGGAATATAAAATGGCAACTTTTACAAAAGAACTTCTCTCAGGTTCAACGCAAGGTAAAGCAATTAAAGTTGCTGCCACCGCTTCAGTTGGTACAACCATACATACAACTGGTATTTCAGCAACAATAGAAGATGAGGTGTGGCTGTACGCTTACAACCCCACAACAGTTTCGGTAGTATTAACAGTTCAATTTGGTGGAACTACATCGCCCGATAACGACATTAAATTAACAATTCCACCGACTTCTGGATTAACCTTAGTTGTTCCAGGTTTGATTTTGACTGGTACTGGTTCTGCTGGTAATGTCATTGCCGCTTACGCTGGAACTACTAACGTAATAACGATTTCAGGTTATGTAAACAGGATTGCGTAATGGCTAATCCTTTACTACGAATGGTGTCATCGAGCCAAGTAAGTAGTTGGTTTGGTCAGGGTGATGGAAGTTTGCAAGATGTATCCGTAGGTTTATCTTCAGCAGTTCCTGTTCCTTCACGATTTAATGCACCAGCAAGTTCAATACAAGTTCAATATCTTGTAGTCGCTGGTGGCGGTGGCGGAAGTGGTGGGCAGACAGGTGCTTGGGATGCTGGTGGCGGAGGCGCTGGAGGTGTCCTAGAGGGAACAGTTTTTTTTGAGGCAAACCCTTTTAGAGCCAGAAGTGTGACCGTTGGTGCTGGCGGTGCTTACGCAGTAAGTGGCTCTAATAGTTCGCTTGGCAGATTTGTAGTTGCTTTTGGTGGTGGAAGATCTGGTGGCAGGTCACCAAGCGGAGGTGCTGACGGCTCTGAAGAGGGTGGTTCTGGTGGTGGTGGTTATGCTGCTGGTCCACAAGGAAATTTCGGTACGCCCAATCAAGGAAACACAGGTGGGAATCCTGGTTCTAAAGGTGGCGGAGGTGCTGGAAGTAGTCCTGGAACTTCCTTAAATGGCGGTGCTGGTCGTGAGTCTTTCATAACTGGTACTTCGGTAACTCGTGGCGGAGGTGGCGGAGCAGGCAGCGGCACAACTGGGGGAACTGGTGGCTCAGGAGGCGGTGGCAATGGTGGCTCTAACGGAGCAGGTTCGGCTGGTTCAGCAAATACTGGAGGTGGTGGTGGTGGCGGTGCTTCAAATGCAAGTGCTAATGGCGGTGCTGGTGGCTCAGGTATTGTAATCTTGAGATACTCAGATGCCTTTACGATTACTTCTAGTGGACTCACTCTAAGCACTGCTACGTTAAACGGATTTAAGACTACAACAATCACTGCTGGTACTGGAACGGTGACTTTCACATAATGGCACACTATGCGTTTTTGAATAACAATAATGTTGTTACTGAAGTCATTGTTGGCATAGATGAAACTGAACTCATTGAAGGTAAATCACCCGAAGAATGGTACGGAAAATTTAGAGGACAACGTTGTGTTCGCACTTCATACAACGGAAACATCCGCAAAAACTACGCTGGAATTGGTTTTACATACGATGAACAACGCGATGCATTTATTGCATCAAAGGCTTTTGAATCTTGGATTCTTAATGAACTTACTTGCCAATGGGAACCACCACTTGCTTATCCGACTGACGGTAATGTTTACAGTTGGGATGAAGCAAAACAAGACTGGGTTCAACCAGAGTAAACTTGTACTAACACCCTGCGCTTAACACTTTTGGAGTTACATTGAAGCGCAAGCAAGTCAAAGACATAATCACTCGGATGGTTGCAGTAGTTCTTGCATCTGTCATGGGAACAATCGGTGCTGGTTCTATCATCGGTGTTGAGTTGTGGAAGTCTGCAAGCATGGCTGCAATTCTTGGTATTGCTATTGTGCTTGAAGGTCTGGCTCGTGCTTACATAGCTGACGGCAAACTTGATGAGTCAGAAATCAACGAATCATTTAGTAAGGCCAACGGCAAGAAGTAAATGAAGCGCACACGGTTATTCCTAACTGCGCTAATAGTCGGAGCATTCATGGTTGCGACACCTGTTCAAGCCGATGTTGTTTGTAATACTTACACATTCACAGGCGATGATGATTCTGCCTACGCTGCAAACCTGCCGTTCACGCTAACGCTAGGCGCAACTGAGTACAGCAATGTCTATGTTTCAACTAACGGCACGATGACATTTGGCGTACCTGATGGTAATTACAGTGACTATCCACAAACACCTTCTGTATCTGTTGCCGGGTATGACTGGGTTTCATTTGGTGAAGGTGCGTATCTAAGCTACGGCTCAACTGCTAATACCTTCTGCGCTGAGTGGAGCGTTCGACCATACCCACAATCAACAGGTGATCTAACTCAGATACGTCTAGTTATCAACCGCGCTGATGACGGTGGCTGGCATGGCGAAGTCGTGACGTTTGGTTGGTTGCCTGAAAACTTACGGCGTGGGATTCGCTTTGAACAAGGTCAAGCAGTCGTACCAATCGAAGCTGCGTTCGATGTAAACGGTGGCGTGCCTATCGAAGTACCACCTGCACCAACTCCAAGTTCATTCACAGAACCACCAGTGCTACCTACGCAAACTCCTGAGCCAATCCCAAGTGTCGTACCAAGCCTGAACCCAGAGCCAACGCCAACGCCTGAACCTAGTCAAAGTCAATCACCATACATAGAACCTATCCCTGAAATTGTCGTGCCTGTCGTTGAGCCTGAGACCGTTCTAGAACTCATCCCCGAAGAAATAATTGTGCCAGATGTTGAACTAATACCAGAAGTGATAGCACTAGATTTAGTGCCAGATTTAGAGCCAATCATTGAAGCCATTATTGAACCGACCATTGAGGAACTAACGCAAGAAGTTATAGATGATGCACTAGCTGACGGTGTGCTTACTGATGACGAACGTGAACTTGTAGCTGATGCTTTGCTTGAGGAGTTTGCTGGTGAAGCAATTACGTTTGAAGCCTTGCAAGAAGCCGGGCTGGACTTCGAGGACTTGCCACCTGAAACACCAGTTACTTTAGAGAACGGCGTTGTCTTAACTGCTGAAGTTGCAGATGCCCTAGAAATCTTTGACTCAGGCGCAGAAGTTCTAGCCACACTTTTAGAGAACCCTGCAAAAGCACTCAAGGCTTTGGTCAGAATTGGGCAAGACATGACAACAGAAGAACGAGAGACCGCACAGAATACAGTTGTAGCAGCAGTAGTGGTAACGCAGGTTGCACAAGTTAGGAAAATAAAATGAAGTGGATAAAGAAATATCTGCGTGAAATTACTGGTGAGACTTACACGTTCGTTGGTCTGTTGATTGCGTATGCAACATTGACAGGTTCAGCGCGTACAGTCACGGGTTATCTCATAGGCATTGGTGCTTTGGTGTGGCTGGTAACATTACCCTTAAGACAAGATGATGAGGACTAACTATGGCAATGCCAATTAACGGATACCCTGTTTCGACACCCTTCGGTGTAAAGGGAAAAAGATGGTCAAGCGGAAAGCATGAAGGCATTGACATCGCAGCACCCGTTGGTACTAACATTCTTGCACCTTGCGATGGCACGGTTGTAAAAGTTGGACAATGCTGGGGCAAAGCATTTGGACAGAACTCGGTCTTGTTAAAGGTTGAAGGTGGACATCTTCTATTTGCTCATTGCTCGAAAGCCTTGGTCAAAGTTGGTCAGGTAGTTACTAAGGGAATGCATATTGCTGAGGTTGGAGCAGAAGGAAACGTTACCGGGCCTCATCTTCACATGGAACTGCAAGCAGGCGCAGCTTGGAAAAAGGGTGGCGGACTTGACCCAGCAGGAGTCCTAGCATTATGAGTGGCATTCTATTCAAAGATGAATCAGGCAAGGCAAAACAATCTATTGCTCCCAAGACTTGGACTTATGTAAAGTTTGCAGGCAAGGAATCATTTACTGTTCCTGAGTCTGGCGTATGGGAATGGACTATTGTTCTGCGCGTTGAGTATTCAACAGGCGCAGGTGACGTTCTGCGTGGTCGCTTATGTCGCTACCCAAACACAAAGCAACTAGATGAAACTGGTCACGATGATAAGAACACTTCTAACTGGGGTGGCAAGGTTTATCATTCGCATTGGTCACACACGATTGACTGCGACCCTAAGATGCCAATTGGTTTCTGGGTATGGCATGACGGCAATGCGCCAATAGTTCTAGATGGTCGGCAAATTAAAGCTAAAAAAATCTAATGGGAGTTTTAGAACTAGGGCAATACGCAGCAGCTCTAACTGCTATCGCTGTTCTCTTTGGTATGTCTATCAAGTGGGGCATTGTTAAACCAATTAAGGCTTACATAGACCAAGCTACGCATCAAATTCACCCCGAAACCAACGGCGGCAAATCCTTAAGTGATGTAGCGCAGACAGTAAACCGCATTGAATCGCGCCTGAGTGACGTTGATTACCGCCTTAATGCCATAGAAGAATTAGTTACTAAACCAACACGCGCTAAGAAACAGGCAAATTGACACACGGCTGATCTAGACTTATCTAGACGAAAGGCGGTCACCGTGACCTTACTTGACGATCTAGAGAATGTAAGCAAGAACACCTATGAGTGCGGTATCAGGCGCATACTAAAGCAATTACCAACTAAAGAATCACAAGCTCTAAGCAAAGCAATAGATGATAAAGATAATTCTCCTACAAGTCTTGCGCGAATCCTTACGCAAAACGGATATCCAGTAAGCCGACAAACCATAAACAGGCACAGGGCAAAGGGTAGAAAAGACATTGGGTGCGTTTGCAAATGAGCCTTACAGATGATCTTTCAAAGTTAGGCGATGACGAACAGCGCAAGCGCGTTGCTAAAGAAATACCTAAAGGGTTTGAACCCGGCATTGAGTACGATGCAAGCGGTGGCGTTCTGCGCTCCGTTCCAAGACCAGCAGGTGATGAACCTGACCACGCCGAACTACTAGCTGAGTTTGAACTTGACCCTGCTAAGTGGCGTATAACAGGACTACGCAGAAGCAAGTGGCAGCGTTGGGATGGCGAATGGCTTGAGTCTTTCAGGGCTACGTTTGTTCCACATGGTGGAACTCGATCATTCCCGATAGATGACTTGCTTGCGATAGTTAGTAAGTGGAAGCCAATCAGTACCTCTAGCAAGGTCACAGAGCCACGCTCAGGCTCGCTTGCCTATGTGGTGGTGTTATCAGACACACAGGTTGGAAAAATTGACGGTGGTGGTTCTGAGCAAATCATCAAGAATGTATTACACAAGACCGATCTAGCAGTTGCCAGACTCAAAGAGCTACGCAAGGCAGGCAGGGACATTCAAACAATCTATCTGCCACAACTCGGTGACTGCATTGAAGGCATGAACTCACAAGGTGGGAAACACATCTGGCGTACTGACCTAGACCTGACTGCTCAGATTCGTGTCTATCGAAGGTTGCTATTGCACATGATTAAAACATTTGCGCCACTTGCTGACCGCGTTGTTGTTCCCTGCGTTCCGGGAAATCACGATGAGGCAGTTCGTGTTGGTAACTCAATGGCAACTACCTACACAGATTCGTTTGCTTTAGATGCGGCTTCTGCCGTTGCTGATGCGCTGGCCGATCACCCAGATTACAAACACATAAGCTATACCTTTCCTAAGTACGACACACTTACAGTCACACTAGACATTTGTGGAACAGTTGTTGGTCTGGCTCATGGTCACCAATGTAGGGGCAAGGTACTGGACTGGTGGAAAAACATGGCACACGGGCAACAAGACATAGGTGAAGCAACTCTTTTACTGACGGGTCACTATCACCATTTGCACATGGAGCAGACTGGGCGCAAGACTTGGATTCAAGCACCAGCACTTGATGGTGGCTCGACTTGGTTTGAGAATTCAACAGGTCAATCCGCACCTGCTGGGATGCTTACTCTAGTAGTTGGAAATGGTGGGTGGGATGATGTCAAAATCTTGTGATCATGTGTGGATAGAAATACACTTTGCAAACTTAATGGTTTGGGAATGTCGAAAATGTTATGAGATGAGTCCATGACAAGTGAAGAACTAGCTGAACAAGTTACAGCGTGCGTTGAGTCTTTGCGCTCAAGAATCATTGGCACAGGTGACGAGCAGTACAGCCGTGGCAACCAGCAGTCAATAGAACTCAAGTCTGGTGGTCAGGTTGTTCAAGAAACCTTGGAAGAACTTGATGATGCCATTGTGTATTTGGCGCATCTTCGTGCTAGATTAAGCAGACTTGCGCAGCTTTAGGTAACCCCTAAACCGTAGACGCCACCTGCTTATGCTTTGTCGGGTGGCGTTTACTTTGCCTGCTTGCATTTGTCATACATTATGTATAACCTCAAACCATGAAGTTTGTATCATTATTCGCTGGCGTTGGTGGCTTTGATTTAGGGCTTACTAGTTCGGGTCATCAATGCGTAGGACAAGTTGAGATAGATAAACACGCTAGGTCTGTACTTGAGTTGCAGTTTCCTGACGTACCAAAACACAATGACGTAACAACAGCAATAGATTGGGCTGATGAAATTGGACTCACAGGAAACATTGACCTTGTTTGTGGCGGATTCCCCTGCCAAGACCTCTCTGTTGCAGGAAAGCGAGCTGGCTTATCTGGCGCACGAAGTGGACTGTTCTACGATGCTTTGCGTTTCGCAACGCATACCAAAGCAGAAACTATCCTCTTGGAGAATGTGCCAGGACTTCTTACAAGTAATCAAGGACGCGACTTTGGAGCAGTCATCACTTCATTGGCCGAGTCAGGGTATAGCAACATCGAGTGGCGTGTGCTTGATTCGCAGTTCTTCGGAGTTCCCCAACGGCGTAGGCGAGTCTTTATTGTCGCAAGTATTGGAACAAAACCCTTCAGAGAAATACTTTCTAAGTGCGAAAGCCGCACAGGGAATTCTCAGGCGAGCAAACAAGAGGGGCAAGACACTTCCAGCCCCGTTGCAAACGGCGTTAGAGCATACAGCCAGTCAAGCTTTGCAGGATACACAGAAGGATTTAGCACAATAACCGCATCAACATTTAAACGACCTGAAGATCAAATGGTCGTGGGAACTTTGCGGAGCGCAGGTGGCGATCTCGGTGGTGGCAGTGAATCACTTGTGGTTTGTTAAAGCGCGTAGAGCTGCAAATCCAGACGATGACGAAACATGGAAGCGGGGGGGGTATGCACTACCCTAAATGCATTTGATAATGGTGGAGAGAGCAGGGCAACGGTGTTAATTATTGACGGAACAAGAGTAGGTGACGTGCGCGTGTCAGATGAAGAAACAATGCAGACGGTTATTCAACGATGGGGAACTGGTGGCGGTAATGTGCCACTAATTGCTTACGCCTTAGATTCTTTAAGTTCTAATTCTATGAAATCAAGTAACCCTAATAGTGGATGCAGAGAAATAACTATGTCAAAAACAGTAGATACAAACGCACTTAATCCAGCGGCTAATCAAGGTGGGGTTGCGATAGTTGCTTATTCAATTCGTGAAGATGCAACAGCAAACAATTTCAGCGCAACAGAAATAGAACAAGCGAGAGCATTGCAAGCATTACAACCAAGTGTGCAGTCACATCACGCACAAACTTTTATAGCTCAAAATGTTGCTCCAACTTTGACGGCATACAACATGGATAGTAGAAGCCCACAATCAGAAGAACAACAGAGAATCATAAACTCGGTTTATTCAAATACTTTACAAGTACGCCGTTTGACTCCTATGGAGTGTGAACGCTTACAAGGCTTCCCTGATGGCTGGACTGAATCACAGTCAGACTCGCAGCGTTACCGGCAGATGGGTAACGCAGTAACAGTAAACGTAATTGAGTCAATAGGAAAGCAGCTGAAATGAGTAAAGCAAAAATAATAGTTGGGGATGTTAGAACTGCTATGCAGGCAATTCCAGATAAATCAATTCAAACCTGCATTACATCGCCACCATATTGGGGATTGCGTGACTATGGGCAGGGCGATCAAATCGGGCTGGAAGCAACACCACAGCAATACGTTGATCAGATGGTTAAAGTGTTCCGTGACGTTTGGCGCGTACTCAAAGATGATGGAACTCTTTGGCTAAACATTGGTGATTCTTATTTTCCTCACAATGGTACTCGTGGAAATAAAACACCGGCAGGAGATTCTTTAAGAGGTAGAGATAATCAATATCAACCTGCTCCTAAATTACAAACTGGAGGATTGTTGTTAAAAGGCAAAGACCTTGTAGGTATTCCTTGGCGTTTAGCATTTGCATTACAGGCTGATGGTTGGTATTTGCGACAGGACATTATTTGGGCCAAACCAAATCCAATGCCTGAGTCAGTAACAGACAGATGCACTAAGTCACATGAATACGTTTTTTTATTAAGCAAGTCGCGCCAGTATTTTTACGATTATGAAGCCATTAAAGAACCGTCTACTGGTAAAAGTGGAACATGGTCAGAGAAAACTCATAAAGCTCGGATTGGACATGGTTCGTTTAATAAAGAGTATGTACCTTCTGATGATGGATTGAGAAACAAACGTGATGTTTGGAACGTAGCTTTGCAGCCATTTAAGGGAGCGCATTTTGCGGTAATGCCAGCAGCACTTGTCGAGCCTTGCATTCTTGCAGGCTCATCAATCGGCGATACTGTGCTTGACCCATTTACGGGTTCTGGAACTGTTGGAATGGTTGCGCTTAGGCACAATAGAAACTTTGTAGGTACTGAACTCAATCCAGAGTATGCAGAACTGGCAGTTGATCGTATCTATAATGACGCACCACTACTAAATGAAATAGAAAAGGAGTTAGCTAATGGCTGACGAACCGAAGCAAAATAAAGAAAACATGGTTGCGCTAAGACTTAACGATGAGCAGATGCTTGTTGTACGTCAATGGGCGCAACAGCATGGGGTAAACGTAAGTCAAGTGATCAGATCAGCAATAGAACTAATGACAGGAGCAAAGCAATGAGAACAGCAAGCGAACAGTTAGTACAAACAACTTGGATGGCAGATAACAAGTTGTTTAATAATCATGATGCCGTCACTCCGGTAGATTGGGCGAAGGTCTGGGATGTTGTAGATGACATAGATAACGCTGAGTTTGATGCCAATGAATTAGTAATGATCGCGGTGCTGGAGTTTCTATGCGGTTCAGAAATGGTTGAAGTTAGCTTGGATGAGATAGCAGCCTTGCCAGAAATGGAACGGCGAGCAGTCATAGATGCGTTAAGACTCAAGTGGTCTAAGGTCGAACTCCAAGAAAACCTTTAATGGATGCCGACAATGTAGAGATACGAGTTGAACCATTACCCTTCCAGCAAATACCTAACTGGGTCTTTGAGTCTGACGTATCAGCTACGGCCATAAAACTTTATTTAGTGCTGCGTAAGAACGGCGATAACAAGCGCGGCACAAGTTACTGGTCACGCCGGAAACTTGCAGATCAATTAGGCACATCAACCAACACGATGGACAGGGCTAAGAAAGAACTACTTGAGTTGGGCGCGTTATGCCAGATCAACCGCAAGAATAAAGATGGTGACTGGACTTCTAACTTGTACCACGTTCACAATTCAAGTCTCAATGAATGCAGATACCTATACTCACCGTTGGGTACACCTATACCCACCAGTGGGGAGACCCCTATACCCACCAGTGGTGAACGAACTAATAACCATATAGAACTAAGAACCAATGAACTACCTCGCACCTACAGCAGCGAGACTCATCAGGCTTGCAATTTACTAGCTGACCTGATTCAGGCCAACGGGTCACGCAGACCACAGGTAACTGACAGATGGCTAACTGACATGGAACGACTACACAAGATTGACGAGCGTTCTTGGGAACAGATCACAAAGGCGATTGAGTGGTGTCAGGCAGATGACTTCTGGCGTGGCAACATTATGAGCCCTGGTAAGTTGCGCAAGCAGTATGACCAACTTCGACTTGCAGCACAGCGCAACACGAAACAAAGCAAGTTCACGAAGACAATGGACTGGTTGAAAAACCTAGAGAACGAAGCAAAGGAAATAGAACAATGAACAAAGCAGAAATAGGTAAGGTCTTAGCAATAGCAGTTTCAATAGATGCCCGACTAGGCGCAACTGATGAAGCAGGGTTTAGGGCAAAGGTTGAAGGCTGGTCACTAGCACTAACGGAAGCAATGGACTTCGAGTTTGCGCGTGATGCAGTCGGCAAGCACTACAAATCAGCAACAGATTCAGTTATGCCGGCGCACTTGAACGCCATGTGGACTGCTCATAGATCACGGCAGCACGAAATAGACAACGTGCGAGCTATCGGGTCAAGTGTTAAGTCTCAAGGAATGCCAGATGATGTCAGACAAAAACTTAAAGTCATGGGTTTAATAAATGAATAGGACATTGTTCTGGGTGCAGATTATTAGTAAGCAAATTGTTTGCGTATCTTGTGCGGGTAATACACGAATGATTGGCTGGATGGCAGTTAGTCAAGAACTAAAGGCAAAGATGTACACAAAGCAATTCTTGCGTTGTTCGGTCTGTGGCTCTTTGCGCTAAGTCACAGGCAACTGAGATACTGGCAGGATGCTTAAAGATTGCGACCATGAAGCCTGGCTAGATTCGGGAATGTGCCTTATCTGCACCGCGCCAGATTCATGGATGTATTCTGCAGCTTGTCGAGATCACAAGCCTGACACTTGCTTTCCTGAGAATGAAGAACCACATCTGTACGCAGTCGCCAAGAGACTTTGCGAGGAATGCCCGGTAGTGGGATTCTGCCTAGAGATTGGGCTAGATGAAAAGTGGGGTATGTGGGGCGGATTGGATCCAATCGAACGCCAGAAGTTAGTCAAGTCTGGCAAGATACCGAAAGACCGTTTAGACAAACGCCGATTCTTGAGGGTTTACGCCTACACCAATTAGAACAAATGTACGAACGACACGTTATCAAATCGTTATCAAACTCCGCCTCAAATGAGCTAAAAAGTCTGCCCTATGCCGTAATGTTATACACATAAGGAAGCCGCAAGGCTCAGAGCAAAAGGACAAAGCAAATGAATACAACAGTAACAAAGCAAAGTCGCAGGGTGCGTTTAGTGTTAGAAGAAAACAAATACGTTTTAGTTCCCAAGTGGGCTGCAGAATTAGCAGTTGGCGCAGATCAGTATGGCAATGTAATTATTAGAGAAACTGAAGCACCGTTTGTTGGTCAGTTAATCGGTTTAACTGCTTGTTGTGGTGCAACTGCAACAGGTTGCGATGGTTACACAGGTTGCCGTAAATGCTACAACGAAGTTCAAGATTACTTAGGCGCACCAATGTTTGAGCAAGACATTTATCTACGAGTAAAGGTCGGTGCATAATGAAATCCTTACACCTTATGCCGACAGATGAAATGATCTGTCCAACTCACAAAGTAAAAGTGGAAGCATACTATTACAACGGTGAGTTATTCGACACCATTGATTTCTGCCCCTGCTGCACCGCAGACTGCACACCGTTTTGCAGAAACTGTGATCAGTGGACAGTTGCAGACTTTAACGATTACGTCAAGTTAAGTGATGACGATGAGTGACTGGAACTGGACACCACGCGCCAGAATGATCGGCACGGTAATTCAAGCATTCGCCGTTATCGGAATCGGTTGGATTTTGTTTGTTGGTCTCTGGTCTGCGTTAGGTGGTAACTAATGAGATGCCCTAAATGTAAAACAGAACCACACTCGCCAATACAAATCCAGCGAAAGGGAATGTGTCGTATGTGTGCGCAAGACCCTAACTGGCTATCAAAGCGTAAGGAAAAGGAAGGCAAGTAATGGGATTCGTGCCTTATGAAATGGAATACGCAACATTAGATGACAAGAACAAGATTCGTAAGATGTTGATATTTATGGGAATGTCGCACCCAGCGCAGCAAATTGAATTTTTGTCAGCCTTACTTGGTAAACCTTTTGATACTACAAAGCTGAGCAAGCGAGATGCGATAAACCTCAAGCGCAAGATAAAGAACATACAAGAAAGGGACAAAGCATGAAACAAGAACAACAAGATGCGTTACGCGCACCGTTCGCAAAGGAACAGATACAGAAACTTCCAACAGGTGGACTGCAACTAGATTACGTCAGTCATGCATGGGTCACTGATCGGTTGCTTCAAGTAGACCCGATGTGGACTTGGGAACCAGTTGCATTCGATTCAGACGGCTTACCTAAGTTTGACAGCAATGGTGGACTCTGGATTAAACTCACGGTCTGCGGTGTTACTCGTTATGGCTACGGTGAACCACAGGGCAGGGATAAGTTTGATGCCTGCAAGGGAGCCATAGGAAACGCCATACGCGTAGCAGCTTTAAGATTCGGCGTGGCACTCGATCTATGGGCTAAAGAAGCACCGGGCGAAACAAAGCCAGCAACAAAAGCGACTAAAGAACTGAGTACAGCTTTCCATAAAATGTTAGAACGAATTATGAACGCTGGGTCACTCATCCAACTAAGTGAGATAGTGCCATTGATACAAAACGGCGAATTTAACGATGAAGAAAAACGCCTATTGAGAATTGGTTTTGACAAACAGAAAGTCGAGTTAGGCGCATGAGCTTCATACTTGGGTCAGTCTTGTTTCTACTCGGTGGATTCTTTGGAATGCTTGTGATGGCTTTCGCTCAAACACTTCCACGCCAAGTTCAAGAACAGCAAGAAGCGTTAGTTGCGCAGCTTAGATTGGTTGTAGATGATGACAACTAAAGAGCACGGTATGCAACTAGCTCTAGATGCGCAGCCTGACTGGGCAGATCAAGCACTCGTGGCTATCTTGCAGCTTGCAAAGCGAGGCATTGAGTTCACGAGCGAGGATGTTCTTGCCATGACTGGACTGCCAAGTGGTCAAGTGGGTCAGCATAAGAACAACGCATCAGGAGCAATTATGAACAAAGCAGCACGCGCCGGCTGGATTCGCAAGGTTGGTTATGGCACAGCGAAGCGCAAAGAGTCACACGGCGCAGTCTTAGCAATTTGGATCGGCGCATGATCAGCTACTTTGTTGAAGGCGAGCCAGCGCCACAGGGTTCAAAGAGTGGGTTCATTAAAAGTGGGCGCGTGGTCATGGTTGAGTCAAGCAAGAAGGTGAAGCCGTGGCGCGAAGCCGTTGTGATTCAAACGGCACGTCATTTAAGTTGGAAAGGATTAAACCCATTGACCACCCCGGTTGAGATTGCGCTTGTGTTCTTTCTGCCACGACCTAAGACTGTCACTCGTTTATGGCCTAGTGTGAAGCCTGACTTAGATAAATTGATACGCAGCACATTCGATGGACTTACAACCGGTGGCCTGTACACAGATGATGCACTTGTGATTGCTGTCAGCGCATCTAAGCAATACGCAACAGACAAAATAGGTTGCCACATCATTGCAAGCGAGGTGCAAGATGTTTAACACAGAGCAAGCAAACTGCGTAAGCATTGACCCAGACTTGTTCTTTCCTGAAGGCGCAATGAAACCACAGATAGAAACTTATCTGCAACGTATCTGTTACAACTGCGTGATTATGGATGACTGCTTGAACTACGCACTGAGAGTTAAAGTCAAAGGTTATTGGGCAGCTACGACAGAGAAACAGCGTGATGACTTACGTTGTTTCTTTGGCATCACACCCGTAAGGCTTGACCAAGAATTTGATCGGATGTCCCGACAAAGCACAAAGAGAGAAGGATAACAATGGCACTACCAACAATCACAGCACAAGGAAACTTGGTCTTTGACCCAGACTTCCAAGTGACTTCAACAGGCATCAGCCGTTGCAAGTTGCGTATCGCGTGCAACGAACGCAAGAAAGATGACAAAGGCGCATGGTCAGATGGCGAGGCTTCGTTCTTTGACATTGTATTGTGGCGTGAAACAGCTGAAGCAGCAGCAGATCAGTTCCACAAAGGTCAGGCAATTTTAGTTGTCGGTAAGGTTCGTGTTTCAAAGTATGAAGACAAGAACGGCGTTGAACGTACAGCCGTAGAGATTATCGGCGAAGAAGTTGCAGCCATAGTCAAAGCGAATAAATCAAAAGAAAACACAATAGAAAGTGATCCGTGGTTATGATTATCGCCCTAGTTTTATCAGTAATGACAGTGACAATAGTGACATTTCTAGCAGGTTACCGCTTAGCGATGTATCACAACAAGATGTACTTTGTCGGGCTTGGACAAGAGAATGAATCGTTAGAGCCAATCTTTGACAGGTTAGATCGTGACTACTCATACACAGACAGACTAAGTAAGCCGTTTACTAATGAAAACTGAGTGTGGTAACTGCCACCGGTCATCCAAAGAAACGGATGGCTGGTGGATAGTTAGCGAGCTACTACGAACCTACTCACTTTGCCCACGTTGCTACCGCAATAGAAGCCTTGTTGCGTATCGTGAGACACTACTTGAACTACTTGAGGCGATAGATGCTACTGACTCTTATGATGCGTTGAGGCAATCTATTGCAATAGTTAGAGATACAAAGTTCAATGACTAATTCAATACGCAAACGCTCAAAGAAGATGGCAAACCTTTATGCCACAGAACGGCGTGCATTGGTCAAAGAACTGTTGCAAGACTTCCCTGCCTGCCAGCGTTGCGCCGTAGCTTATGCAACAGATGTTCACGAAATAAAGACACGCGCTAGGGGTGGCAGCATCTTAGACAGGAATAATCTTGCGCTTCTTTGCAGGCCATGTCATACATTTATCACGCAAAACCCTGCACAAGGCAAGTCCGAAGGATGGCTCAAGAACTCTTGGGATGACTAAACTAAGTCCCATGAACTGGAATGACACGGTAGGCGTGACGATTCATAATGACCTAGTGCGTTCAGCCTTGAAGAACAAACCAGAAGCAGACATAGACAAACTAGAAGCATCAGTCAAACGGTTGAGTCTTAGTGTCGGTATAACTCGTAACGCCATTGCATCAGTCTTGGAAGCAGAACTAGAAGCTATGGTTGCCTATCGCTTGTTGGGTGACGTTTCATTAAACAACGACTACTTAGCAGGACTACAAAGCGCAGCAGACTTAGTTAGATACGGCGTACACCTAACAGATGGCAGGCTGAAGTGACCACGATAGTAACCACAACAGGGAACAACTACGCAACAATCACAGCAGATCAAGGCATCACATCAGACCTAATACACCCGGACATGACAAAGATTGTCCAGCATGACTCATGGCTTATTGGTGTAGCCGGGAGCGCAAGAATCTGCGACAAGTTGCAGTATGTAGTGCCATACCCTGTACCACCCGTTGATGTAGTTAAGTCTGGTCAATGGATGAAGTGGTTAGTGACAAAGGTGATTCCTCTAATAGATGCAACTGTTAAAGATACAGAAATGGAAGCCGAAGCCTTACTGATTACACATGGCAAAGCATTCCTGATTAGTGAAAACCTAAGCGTGCTAACAGCCGCGCCTTATTGGGCGATTGGAACAGGGGCAGACTTAGCACTTGGCTCATTAGCTGAGAAACAATACAAACCTGATTGGTATAAGAACCATGACCTGTCTGCCTTACGCGCAATGGAAGCAGCAAGTATGCACGACCCCAACACACGGGGCAGCCTAGACCAGTACCGCTCCTACACCAATGGGAAGGTATTGCAACGAGCAAATGGGATTTAACAAACCTTGTTTGAAATGCAAAGCCTTACACCGTAACCCCTCCCTATGCGACCCATGCCAGCAAATAGTAGAAGCCACTAGGAACGCTACTCGTACACACTACAAAGGTTCATACGCGAAACAAGCTAAGCAAATAAGAGATAACGCAACTATCTGTTGGTTATGTGGATTAGGTCGTAAGCCTGATGACCCTATGACTGCTGACCACTACTACCCTGGTGATCCGACAAGTCTGTCTGTGTATGAGTAGTCACGATCTAACCTGTCAAAGATTGGCTCTAACGATTCATTCTCTTGTCCAAGCCCGACAAAGTACA